TAGGAACAACTAGAGAACAACAACAAAAATATTTGTCTACTTTTATTGGAGAAGTAATATCACCTTTAGAAGTAAAAAGAAGGTTAAAAACTTCTGTAGAAGAAGTAAGAAATAGACCTGATATTTTAAGAACATTTCAAAAATATTATCCTTCTATAGAAGAAACAGATATAGTATCTTATTTCTTAGACCCTAAACAAACTGAAACTAGATTAAATGCTAAAGTTCAAGCCTCACAAATTGGCAGTGCTGCTGCTCGTCAAGGGCTTGTATCAAATGTACTTACTTCCGAAGACTTGGCTGCATTAAAAGTTAGTGAAGATGAAGCAAATTTAGGTTACGCTAAAATTGCTAGAGACCTACCAACTTTACAAAAGTATGGAAATATTGAAGGTCAAGATGTTGGTCAAACTAATTTAGAAGATGCATATCTTAAAAATCTAGCCTCTGAACAACGTAAAATAGACCAAGCAACACAACGAGAAAGAGATAGATTTGCTGCATCAGCAGGTAATGCACCTGGTGCATACAGCACTGGTTATTTAAAGAAATCTTCAGCAGCAGGACAAATATAAAATAGAATCCTATGTGACCCACCAGCCCACATAGCGTATAAGACTGGTAGCAAAAGCCGTACTGTTTCCCCGAACAGATGCGTGGTTTGCGATTCAAACGAATAGAAGGGTGGGTTGCTATGAGCAACAACTACTGGGACGATGACGAAGACGACCAAGATACCGATACTGATGTACAAATGGATGGAAGTGACTTACTTAAAAAGTTACGAAAAGCCAAACGTTCTGACGAAAAGCGTATCAAAGAACTCACTGAGCAACTTGAGGGATTTTCCAAGGCGCAGCGTGAGCGTGTAGTCAAAGAGGTTCTAGACAAGAAAGGTGTCAATCCAAAGGCACAACGCTTAATCCTTAAAGACTTAGAAGACATTAACGAAGAGTCGGTTAATAACTGGCTTGAAGATAATGGCGACCTCTTTGGATTAGTACAGCCAGAGGATACACAAGAAAAAGAACTTAATCGTGCAGCCTTACGGCAACAAGATGTAGTTACTCAACTTGGTATGACCCCTGACCGAGCAGAAAACTTGTTAGACAGAATTAATAATGCAGCCTCTGCAGAAGAACTGTCAGCACTTATCTACTCACAGCAATAAATACATAGTAATTTCCTATTCACCTTGGAGGTGAACACACAATGGCTAATGCATATACCTCGTCAACTGGCAATCTTGCTGGTACCGCTGGTGGAGCAGGTCTCGTCCAAAAGGCGTATGACCGTCTACTAGACTTCGCGTTGCGTTCAGAACCCCTAATTCGTAGCGTCGCTGATAAAAAGCCCGTTAAATTAGCAAACCCTGGCTCAACCGTAGTTCTACAATTATACGCAGATTTGTCTGAACAGACAACTGCATTGACAGAATCAACAGAGCGTGACTCTGTTCAGATTGCTGCTCCTACTTCAGTTACTATTACTCTTGCAGAGTACGGTAACTCAGTCCTTGTTACACGCGCTTTGGAACTCTTCAGCCTTGCTGATGTAGACCCAGCGATTGCTAACATTATCGCTTTCAACCTTGCAGGTTCGATTGATACAGTCGCACAGACTGAACTTCGTGGTGGTACTAACGTCATCTATGGTGGCACACGTACTAACACAGTAACAATTGCTGCTACAGATACAATCACTTCTGCTAACATCCGTAAGGCTGTTGCTAAGTTGCGTTCAGGTCTGTCAGTACCTCGCAAGGGTTCAATGTACTGGTGTGGTATCCACCCAGAAGTTTCACACGACCTTCGTGCTGAGACTGGTGCTGGTGGATGGCGTTTGCCACACGAATACAACTCAAATGACAACATTTGGGCTGGAGAAATTGGTTCATATGAAGGAGCCTACTTCGTAGAGTCTGCTCGTATGTACAACGATACCGATGGTGCTTCAAGTGCCAAGGTATACCGCACAATTCTTGCTGGTAAAGAAGCAATGGCTGAGGCTGTTGCTGAAGAGCCACATATTGTTATCGGTCCAGTAATTGACCAGTTAATGCGTTTCCGCCCAATGGGTTGGTACGGCGTTCTTGGCTTCAAGCGTTATCGCGAAGCAGCCTTGTATCGTATTCTTAACGGTTCATCAGTCGCTTAGTTGATTGACGGTAGGGCAGGGTGGATAAAATCCCCTGCCTTACAGTAAGTTCATTAGGGAGAACAATGGCTACATATACACTTGTAACACCTACCTTAGAACAAGGTCCTATTGGTAGGCACCGACTGTTTACACACTTTAAACAACGGACTAAAAGTTACACTATCATTCTTAATAGTGGTACTTATTCTCTTATACAATACCCCACTCAGGAAGAACTAGAATCTTATACTGCTTATTATATGGGTGGTTGTAATCATACTGGTATTACTGAGGCAATTAGAACTGCAATGATTGCGTCTACTGTTGTAGATGCTACGAATTTTACGGTGGAATAATGGCGCTACATAGAGAACGAACACATCTTGAGTATGTAGAGGGTTGCTTTGGTTGCAAGATTTCAATGCTGCAACTATCAACAGGTGATGCTAGAGGCGATGTAATTGCCAGTGGCACCACTAATAAGAAATGGAACAATGAACTTCAGGCATACCGTGATGCTAGAAAAGAAGGTATCCAACCTGGTGGCACTTCTATGAAACATATACAAGATGCAAAGACTGCTTCTGACAATATGGGTAGTGCGTACAATGCTAATGATATGATGAAGGCAAGTAAGATAGATAAAAAAGCAGCAAACACATTCAGACAACTAAAGGAAGCAGGAGCATAACAATGGCAAAGATGTCACCTAAAATGATGAAGGGCTATGCAGCATACGAGAAAGCAGAACCAGCAAAGACTAAAAAGAAAGAAGCCAAGGCTGGTATGCATATGATGAAAGGCAAGCCAATGAAAAATTCTGCTATGAAAGGCAGTATGAAGAAGATGGGGAAGAAGAAGTAATGGTATTAGCATACTCTGGAGGTAGCGCACCGCGCACCAAAGCATTAGACCATTCTAAAGTTGCACCTAGTCATAAACCATCTTTAAAGCCATCATCCGTACCTGCTATGCCTACAAAACGTCCTATGGTTGGCAATGATGCAGCATTTAATAAAAAGTATGGTTCTAAATCTTGGAATAATGGATACACAAATTAATGAAAAAACATCCTGGTTTTAAGGCTGTTGCAGCAGGTATTGCTAAAAAACAAGGTATCTCTAAAGAAGGCGCTTCTGCAATTTTAGCAGCAAGCACTCGTAATGCAAGCAAGGCTGCTAAGAAAAAAAATCCTAATCTAAAAAAGGTAAAATAATGACCGCAGCGTGGACTCGTAAAGAAGGCAAAAACCCTGCTGGTGGACTCAATGCCAAAGGCAGGGCATCTTACAAGGGTGGCACTCTTAGAGCGCCTGTAAAGGCTGGAGATAACCCTAGAAGGGCATCCTTCCTAGCCCGTATGGGTGGAATGCCAGGACCTGAGCGCAAGCCTGACGGCTCACCAACAAGATTACTTCTATCCCTACAAGCGTGGGGTGCTAGTTCAAAGGCTGATGCTAAGGCTAAAGCCGCAGCAATATCTAAGAGAAACAAGGGAAAAAAATAATGGCAAAAGAAAATGTTAAAGTAATACCAGCAGGTAGTAAGCCACTTACACCAAAAACTATTGAAGCGGTACGCCGTGCAGAAAATCAACGCATTGCTGCTTCACAGTCAAGGATGCAAGCAATGAAAGCGCAAGCCCAATTAGGTGTGGGTCACATAGATAGAGTAGATGGGTTTAAAGACGTACCTCGTACAACTGCTGGTGTAACTCCTAAAACATCTACAGTTGCCCCACTTTTTCGACCTTCTAAAGGTGGCGGTCTTGGTGGCATTATGGGAAATAAACAAAGATAAAGTACAGATAGCGTCTGGGGGGACAAATGGGTAAACAGAAGAAAGAAACCTTAGCAGTTGCTTGGTGCGATAATGGTATGGTCGATGGCAAGTTTATGGAAGGCGTAGTAGATACGCTGATAAACTCTGGTGTTGAATTCTGTGGCTCACTTAGAGCACACGGTAATCAGATAGCACAACAGCGAGAGATGCTAGTCAATCGTTGGTATGACAATAACAAGTCTGACTGGTTGCTCTGGTTAGATTCAGATATAATGATTACTCCAGAAAAGTTCCTTAAACTTTGGAAGCGCAGAGATGCTGTAGATGTACCGCTACTAACTGGTGTGTACTTTACAAGTAATGAACCTGAACAACCATTGATGAAGCCATTGGCTACAGTATATGAGTTTGCTGAGGCAGAATTTGGTATAGGGATTAGACGATTAGACCCACTACCTAAAGATGCTTTTATAAAAGTAAGTGCGGCAGGAATGGGTTTTTGCCTAATGCACCGCAGTGTAATAACTAGAATTAAGAAAGCACTACCTGGGGTTCCATTCTTTACAGAGGTAGGTGCTAACAAGCAGTTCACTGGTGAGGACATCTACTTCTTTGCAGTAGTTAACAAAGCAGAGATTCCACTATGGTGTGATACAGGTGCAACTGTGGGACATATGAAACGTTTTAATATGGACGAAAACTACTATGATGCTTTCAGCAGAGGTAAAGGTTATGCCAACTGAGTATCCTAATTGGTTTGAAATGACTGCAAAGGAAAACTTTGAGTCACAATTACTACCGCTTGCTGGTAAGTTTAATTTAAGATTCCTACAGATAGGTGCCTTTACTGGCGATGCTACTGTATGGCTAGTAGATAATGTACTAACTCAGGGCAACTCTGTTCTAGAAGATGTAGATATCTGGACTGGCTCAGATGAGCAAGAGCATAAGGATATGGACTGGGTAGATGTTGAACGAGTCTATGACTCGCGGATTGCTTTTAGACCTAATGTAATTAAATACAAGATGCCAAGTACAGGGTATCTAAAATCATTAGAAGAACCTACCTTTGACTTTATCTACATAGATGGAGACCACACCGCAGAAGGTGTGCTAAGGGATGCAGTGCTTGCTTGGAGATTACTTAAACCAGGTGGGATTATTGCATTTGATGACTATCTATGGGAAGACCCTAGAGGGATTGCTTATCAACCTAAATGGTCTATAGATACTTTTGTTGCAATAGTTAAAGATGATTCAGAAATTTTAATATCAAACTCTCAAGTATGGTTAAAGAAGAAGGAGTAACAAATGGCAGGAACAGCGGGTAGTAGTTTAACTGCAGAACTTAATCGTCTTGCTAGTACAACTGGTAAGGCTGCCCAAGGTGCGGCTAATGTCTATGCTGGCACAACTGGCTTAGGAGTTGTTGCAGCCCTTAACATTAAGGTTAGTGGAGTACGTCAACCTTCTACATACAAAGGACTCAACGCTATCTGCAATGAACTTGCTGGTACTACTGGTAAATCTGCGGCTGATGCATTAAGGACTATATAGTGACTACTCTTTCCAATATGATTGATGAAGTGTCAATGAACCTTTCAGGTTACACACTTCAACAAGACCGTGCTACCTACATTACTGCAGCAGTAACTGGTACTACTTCATCTAGTTCTTCACCTACTATCTTAACTCTTGCTTCTGCTGATAACTTAGGTAAGGGTGTTGTTGAAATTGATGAAGAACTATTATGGGTAGACACCTTTGACCGAGTTGGTAATACTGCGACCATTGCTCCCTATGGTCGTGGCTATCTAGGTACTACTGCTGCTACTCACGCTGCCGATGCTAAGGTAACTATCTCTCCAACATTCCCACGCTTTGCAATCAAGCGAGCAATCAACGATACTATCAACGCAATTGGTTCATCTATCTTTGCAGCCAATACAACTACAATTACATCTAACGCTGCAGTTGCAGCCTTTAGACTGCCTACTACTGGTACCACGCTAAACATTCGTTCTATTCTTGCTGTTGCGTATCAAGCATTAGGTGCAAGTAAAGAATGGATACCTATTCGTACTTTTCGTTTTGATGGCAATGCTAACTCAACTGCATTTACTAGCGGTCAAACTATATCTATCTATGACAATATTCCTTCGGGTCGCACTATTCAAATTGTATACTCTACTAATCCAACTTCTTTTTCTACTAATGCAGATATATTTACAGACACTACTGGTCTACCAGAATCCTGCAAAGACCTAGTAATTCTTGGCGCTACCTATCGTTTGCTATCTAACTTAGACCCAGCACGTGCTTCTATGATTAGCCCACAAGCAGACGAAGTAGATGCTAAGCGTCCATACGGTTCATCTCAATCAATTACTAAACAAATCTATGCACTCTTTAATCAACGCCTCAATGAAGAAATAAAGAAACAGCAAGACAAATATCCTATCCGTGTCCACTACTCCCTTTGATAGGCAGATAAATGACAACTAGAAAATACTCGTCCCGCGCACAACAGACTACACTGGCTAGTGGTATTACCTCTGGTGATGCAACAATGACAGTAGTGTCGGGTTCAAACCTAATGGGTGGTAAGACACCTGCAGTAGGTCAAACCTATACAGTTGTCATTGACCCAGATACCTCTACTGAAGAGATAGTTGATGTCAGTAACTACGCAAGTGGTAACACACTCACTATCACTAGAGCCATAGACGGTTCTCTTGCAACAGCCCACTCTGCTGGTGCCATAGTCCGACATATGGTTATTGGTCGTGATTTGCAAGATGCTAACGACCACACTGAAGCAACCACAGGACACGGTGCAACTGGTGCTGTAGTCGGTACAACTAACACACAGACTTTAACTAACAAAACTTTAACTAGCCCTACCCTTACTACTCCAGCATTAGGCACACCTGCCTCTGGTGTACTTACAAACGCCACAGGATTGCCTCTAACGACTGGAGTTACAGGTACCCTACCTGTTGCTAACGGTGGTACTGGTATCACTTCTCTAGGTACAGGAGTGGCTACCTTTTTAGGTACCCCATCTAGTGCCAACCTTGCTGCAGCCGTAACTGATGAAACTGGCACTGGCTCTTTAGTACTTGCTACCAGCCCTACTCTTGTAACACCTGTATTAGGTGTGGCTACAGCCACTAGCATCAATGGAACCACAATTCCATCAAGTGCTACTTTGGTTAAGACTAGCGATACTGGCACAGTAACAAGCACAATGATTTTAGACGGAACTATTCTTAACGCAGATGTTAATGCATCTGCTGCTATTGCTTATAGCAAGTTAGCCCTTGCAGGAACTATTACCTCTGCTGATATTGCCAATGACACAATTGTTAATGCTGATATAAATACTGCAGCAGCAATTGACTGGACTAAACTTGGTATATCTTCAACTGTATCTTCTACTGAAATTGGATATGTAGACGGAGTAACTTCTGCAATCCAAACTCAAATTGATGCTAAGTTAGCAACAACAACAGCAGCAAGTACTTATGCGCCAATAGCATCACCAACGCTAACTGGCGTTCCACTTGCCCCGACTGCTGCAGCAAATACCAATACAACTCAAATTGCTACAACTGCTTATGTTCAAACAGAACTTACAGACCTTCTTGCTGGTGCTCCTGGAGCACTTGATACTCTTAATGAGTTAGCAACTGCTTTAGGCAATGATGCTAACTATTCAACAACTATTACAACTGCACTTGCAGCCAAGTTGCCTCTTGCTGGTGGCACTATGACTGGTGCTATTGCAATGGGTACTAACAAGATTACTGGTATGGGAACTCCTACAGTATCTACTGATGCAGCCACAAAGGGCTATGTAGACGGTGTAACAGTTGCACCTAGCAACCTTACTGGTCCAATTACCTCAGTAGGTGCAGCAACTTCTATTGCATCTCAAACTGGTACTGGAACTAAGTTTGTAGTAGATACAAGTCCAACACTTGTAACTCCTGCACTTGGTGTGGCTACTGCTACATCTATAAATGGAACAACTATTCCGTCAACTAAAACTTTAGTAGTAACTACAGATACTCTTGCAGTTCTAGCAGCAACAACTTCTGCTCAATTAGCAGGTGTAATTTCTGATGAAACTGGTACTGGTTCATTAGTCTTTGCTACATCTCCAACATTGGTTACACCCGTTTTAGGAACACCAACATCGGTAACGTTGACCAACGGAACTGGATTACCAGTAAGCGGTATCACGGCTTCTACTTCTACCGCTTTGGGCGTAGGTAGTGTTGAACTTGGACACGCAACCGATACAACACTTAGCCGTTCTTCTGCTGGAGTTCTTGCCGTTGAAGGCGTTGTTGTTCCAACAGTATCTTCAACAAGTACTCTTACCAACAAAACTCTTACTGCTCCACTTATCAACCTAGCCTTTAATGCACAAACAGGAACTACTTATACTCTTGTTGCTGCTGACTCAGGCAAATTGGTATCACTATCTAACGCTGCTGGTATTACTTTAACTGTACCAATCTCAGTATATGCAGCAGGTGAACAGATAAACATTATTGCAATTGGTGCTGGTCAAGTTACATTGGCTGCTGCAAGTGGTGCTGTTATTGTTTCAACAGGTGCTACTTCTGCTGCTCCTAAACTTAGAGTTCAATACTCTTCAGCAACTATCATCTGTCAAACAGGTGGTGCTACTCCTACATTCTATGTGGTTGGTGATTTAGCGTAATGACACCAATTTTAGGAATTATGGCTAGTCAGATATCAGGACACTTG